AGATGGATACCTTTGTTCCTAGACTCGTCGAACAATTGTCTGCAGTTCATCGCATTGGACCCTTTGACGAAGTTGAACGTGTCGTCAAGCGCGCAACACTTCGCATCTCAATTCCCCCGGACTCGGAGTCTGAGTCCGGGTCTGACTCCGAGTCCAGTTACGGATATGCCCCGCGTGTCTGTTATTGCAGTTGAAGTTCAACTTGAAGTTCAACTTGACGTTTCATTTTTTCCGGTGAAAAACGAAGTTTTTAAGGACAAAGTCGATTCATCGTCCGGCCCCGTCATACTTCATCTTCTCTTCTCTACACAAGTCAACATGCCTCTTCCCATCTGCCACGCCCGCAAGCACGACCACACGCGCTGCACCTTCACCGCGTCCTACTTCAACAACCAATTGTGCGGCGTGCACAACAACCAGCGCCTCCGCGGGGAGGTTCCCGGGGGTCAACCTTGGGTTCTTCCCGTGTGGCCCGCGGCCGCACCTGCGCCCGACCCCGTTCCTGGACCCGCCCCCGCGCCCGCCCCCGCGCCCGCGCCCCCGCCCACCTGCCTCACTTGCGCGCGCCGACTCCCGGCGACGCGCCTGCGGCAGAACCTGCAGCACTGCGGATGGTGTGAGGCGCGCCGCCCACGCCCCGACCTTCCCGCGGAGATGCGCTGCTGCTGGAAGACGTTGCACCCTCGGGGGCGAGAGTGCATGACCATCAACCGCCCCGGGCGCACCATGTGCTGGAAGCACACCGAGCAGCACCGACTCTTTCTCATCGAGACGGACCACCGGCGCGCAACCACGCTCCTGGTCGTCGGACCCTGGCAGACCGTCATCGAGGAGATCGAGACAAATTTCGTCGCGTGGCCGAATTTCGGAGAGATCAACTCGAACCAGCGGCGAACCTTTGTTCTCCGCCTCGCCACGCAGTTCCGCATCCGGGAACTCTACAACCGAGTTGCGGAGCAGATGGGGCGCCGCGCGCGGATGAACGAGGATGGCAATATCTTCGTGCTTGACTACGGCGACCTGCCGCGCGCGCCGCGCCCTGTTGGTCTGGCGGCATTTGCCATGGACAGGCAGAACGTCCACACGCGCGAGACGAGTGAGACGACCAACAAGGGACTGCGCCTCCTGCTCGCAATTCCCGTCGCGGACCCCGCGAACATCTACACTGTCATCGTCGACACGTTCACGCGCACGTCAATCGCGAACATGAGCAGGGCAGACATGAACGTTCTGCACGACGTTGTCAAGTGGTACGGCACGAGTCTGTGCCACGTGCCCGACGACTTCCTCTACAAGAGGATCTTGGACGCACTGTGGGTGCGCATCCAGGCGTCTGAGCACAAGACCGAGCTCAAGAAGCGCCTCTGGGAGGAGTGGACAGAGTCCGTAGGCATGTGCTGCGACGGACACATCACGCGCCTCGTCAATGTTCTCGTCGGGTTTGACCCGGAATTTCTTCCGCCCGTCTCGGCGGGAGAATTGTTGCAGCAGCGCATGGCCACACTCGCGGGACTCGAGATCGAGACCGAGGAGAAGGTTCTTCGCGCAAATGCAATCTTCGACGAACTTGGCACGCCCGCGGAGGAGCGCACTGCGTGGATCGACGCGTTCTAGAGTGGAGTGTGGAGTGTGGAACGAGGGTACCGAACAAAAAAACTTTTTATATTTCAGTAGAACTGCGGAAACATCGTGCGCAATCCATAGTACACCGCGCCGAACACAACCGCGTGTGTCAACGCCTGGACTACAGTCGACGAACCCGGGGGCAACGACACGAGCACGCCCGGGGACAAGACGAAAAACAAGATCATCGGAACAATGACGTTAAGATCCATTTTATGTTTTCCACATGAAAAAAAGCGTGTGCTTTTTTTTGCGTGCACGGCGCTTTTTTTTACTTTCCGCAGTACGGACACTTCTCATTGTTCTTGACCTTGCGAAGTCCAACCTGCGGAGGAACTTCCCACTCTCGCTCGTTTCCCTTGATGCCGGGTGCGATCTCGACCATCTGCATCACCCACTCGTTTGCGCTCTTCCACACGTGCCACGCTGCACACTTTGTCGCGATCTCCGCATCGCGCGCTGCCTTCTCCGCAGCAACCTTGTCTGCATCTGCCTTCTTGATGACGAGTTGTGCTGCAACCTCCGCGTCTGCGAGCATGTCGAGCTTCCACTGCGGGATCTTGCGTACGGGTGCGAGTGCGGACATTTTATGCCAGATACAGTATATCGATCTTGGACTTACTTTACTTTCTTTGGTGGTCCCAGATTTCGTTTTTAAGGTTCGTCGTGCGTTGAAATAATACAGAAGGACATCTAACCTATCCAATAAATGTCGGTTGTTCCGTCTGCAACTGTCATGGCACAAGTCGCAAAGATTGCAATTGAATCGGATCGTCCGATCTATTTGGACTACTTCAACGATAGTCTTGCCAAGACATGCTGCATTGGCGTCGACGGCGACAAGAAGTGTCTTATCAAGTCGAACACGGAGTACACGTCTACGATTGCGTCCATGATTCGTCTCAAGGAGGAAAAGGTGTTCATTATCACGACGGAGAATTCGATTTATGTCGTTTCGTCGGACATTCCCGTGAAGCGGATTGTAACACCTACAGAAACCGCGCAGTAAGTAAACAATGTCTTTTTTCCCTCCTCATCGGATTCTGTATGAACCCTTGAACGATCGACGAACGGACGAACATTGGAAGCAGATTGTTCGAGAGCATACCCACCACTGCGATTTTGAAAGTGTCGATGCAGCGGACTTGAATTCAGTGGAAGACTTTGGACCGTGGTTGACGACTTGGATGTCGCATACAACGTCAAACATACGAATTCGGATTCGTGTACTCATGATCTGGCATGCCCATTTTTTGAGTCCCGCATGTCAGCAGGTTCTGCGAAGGTCTCTTGAGAGCAGATCCTTCAAGTGCAGGGTTTGGTTTCACATTGAAGAACCTTCTCTCCAGGCAGCAATTGTAAGTCGCTGCATTGTCACTCGATTTGATCCGTACACACATCGTCCGACTGTGCATGGAGTCTTGGATGCGTCACTTTGGAACGATCCGGTTGCATACGAACACCTACTTAAAAGAAACTCGATAAAGAATGAAAATGGATGTGTTCAAGGTGAGAAAACCCCGGGAAACGGGAGTTCCATCCATGGGAACACTTGACTCGGTTCATCAAGAGGTCGTTCGAGGACTTGTTGAATCAAACAGTCAGAGGGAGGAATTAACCAACGAATTGACACGCCTGCGTGCGCAGGTTGAGTCTATTCATGGATCAAATGTGCTTGAAGATATTGTGACATGCTCTGCGCTCGAAAAGCGTATTCATGAAATTGCGGGGGATCTTTCGTATGAGAATCCCCTTACGGATTACTACATCAAGAACATGGACATTTTGACCGAATATTACCAGCGGGGTGGAGAGTCCATGGCACCGCCTCCGAATCCGAAAGAGGCAAATACGTTTCTCAAGTTCTTTCCAACTGCCCCGACCGATGGAGGTGTATCTCGCAAACGGATTTTTGACGAATATGTCGTTCGCATGAAATTGAACGGGACGCCAGAGGCAATGCAGGTCATGACAGAACACTGCAACCAGTGCAATGTTGCGCGGGAAGAAGTGAGTTCGGAGGGTATTCTCGTATGTCCCTCGTGCGGGTCGGAAGAGTATGCCCTCGTGGTCTCTGACTTTCCGTCGTTTCGTGATCCGCCCAAGGAACGGAACAATTATGCATACAAGAAGATCAATCACTTAAACGAGATCCTTAACCAGTTCCAGGCAAAGGAATCGACAATGATTCCGGAGGAGGTCATGAATGAAGTGATTCTCGAAATCCGTAAGCGTCGCATTGGCAATGTTGCCGACATGACGGAAAAGGAGATTCGCGAAATCTTGAAAAAGTTGGGACGGTCCAAGTACTATGAGCACTCTGCGCATATCTTGAGTCGGTTGAACGGAAATCCTCCACCGACCATCACGTCAGAGATTGAAGAAAAGATACGGGCAATGTTCCAGGAGATTCAGTCGCCCTTTTTATTGTACTGCCCCAACGACCGCACAAACTTTCTGTCGTACTCGTACATCTTGTACAAGTTCTTTGAATTGCTTGAACTCGACGAGTACAAGGTGTATTTCCCGTTGCTCAAATCGCGTGACCGATTGATCTCGCACGATGCAATCTGGGCAAAGATTTGCCAGTACTTGCAGTGGGAGTTTATTCGGAGCGTTTAATAATGGCGGCACCTGCGCCGGATGAGCGGTACGAACTAAAGGTTGGCGATGCCTGGTATCCGGGTGAACTTTTGGTGCCTCTAGGAAAATCATACGGTCTATTTACGGCAGATGCGCCCATTCCCGGTAATTTAGGCCGCACTACTAAGATACTAGAGGATGTATCCGACAAGATAAAAAAGGGCATTTTGAGGAAACAGAGACTTTCATCCAAGGACATAACCATGGGGGAACTGACAGCGATGCCAGGAGCAGTTGACTATCTTGACGCCAAGGAAAGGTTCGGCAAAGGTCGTCGCACACGCCGGTCCTCAAGGACCCGCCGGGTCCGTAAAACTCGTCGTCGTCATAGATAATGCCCCCTCTTGAAGTTGGAAAGAAGTACCTTGTTGAACCGAAGAGACAATACACTCACATGATCTTCAATCCTGGTCGAATCATGAACAATGCAGACATTAAAAAACCGCCAGTTGCAAAGTACCTTGGCGGAAAAACGTTCCTCTTCGATTCAGATACTGTTGGACTTGGAGTACAAACAGAGATACCCAATAAGGTCTACTGGAAATTTACCCCTGTTGACGGGGGAGACCCAGTCGAGGTCGATGATAAAGATGACCCCCATGGCGTCGAGGAGGGCGGACGTCGCAGCAAGAAGTCTAAGCGTCGTGCTCGTAAAACCCGTCGCCGTCGTCACGCACGCACGAAGCGCTTCATTGTCTGACAAACTTCAGTGGTCCACGCAAAGGCAGCACCCTCGAGCAACCATCCACTATTCAGCATCTTGGTGACAGTGTCTGAAACATGTGCAGGGGTTCCGCAGACAATTGTATAGGTCCACATTTCTTCGTTGGAGTGTAGAGTGTTTAAACTGGACACTACATAAATGTGGACCTGGGTGCTGCTGCTCTCCGTAATTGTCCTGATTTTAGTCGCCTATTCTGCGATGCGAGTTCCATCTCCGTCTGGAGGGTGCAACTCGTGTGCAAAAAAACAGGGTGAAGTACAATGAAGACGATCCGCATGTCAAAAAAGGAGTACCTGCGCGAGCACCATCATCTGTTTAAGGTCTTATCGCATCCTACCCGCAAAGCACTGCGCAAAGAACTCGCGGCACAACGCAAAGAGTTGCGTGAACGTGGATTACGTGGCGGAAAGACACGGCGTCGTCACTGAAGACGCTCCTGCGGTGTCTGACGCGTCACAAACATCTGCTTCATTGCACCCGGACGGAACGACTCCTCCACAACCATGCGCACTACATCTGGATTGAACTCCTTGCACGAAAAGACATCGAGATACATGTCATTTGTCTCCTCACAAAAGTGGGCGCAAATGTTAGAGGTCTCGATCAACTGCACAAGTGTATACCCCTTCTTGTTTCCCGTTCCAAACATGACAATCTGCGGTTTCCCGTATGCAACCATGTCGATTTCCTTGACAAGACGATGGGTAAAGGTCTCAATTGTCTGACGGCACCGGATCGTATGCGGCGTGCACCGAGCAACATCCAGCATGAGATGATGACCCCAGCTCATGTATGCCTATAGTATAAGATAATGTATTGTCTGAAAATGTAATGAAGGCAACTGCAATTCTCCGGGAGAATATCCTGAACGTCATTGGGAATATCATCTTCATTTCACTCATCTATCTTGTGCTTGGAACGATCGTGTCGTACATTGTAAGTGTCCTGTCTCCGGACTTTACCGAAGAGTGGAAGAAGCAGCATCCTGCATTGCAGTTCCTTGACATTAGCGCAGAAGTGTCGCTGCTCTCGATCCTTGCGTTCTTATCCTCGTACTTTGTGGACAATATAGTTCCCTATCTGCCTGTCCACGAGTCGTTCGAAGATTATATTGAATCGTTTGGAGGTCGGATGATTTTCATCTATATGATCTTTATCTTCGTCAAGGACCTGGATGAAAAACTGATTTATATGTATACGAATGTGCTTGGTGCACGGGTTTCAACGCCGCCTGCGACCGGCGCCCATAAATCCTAACATGCCCGGTGCAGGTTTCGGTGTCGATACAAACAGTGCATAGTAGGGGAAGTACAAGTACGGGAAGACGAAATCGAGTGCTGCCCATCCAACATTTCCAAACGTGTCATAACTGAGTTTGGCAGCACCCCAGTGGAACAGGACCAACCACACCACGAACAGCAAGATGTATATAAGAATCATAAGGGGAGACACCTCTCCGAGCAATTCCGTGTACGCAGGAAGTGCAATTGTTCCAGTTCCACCTGTGCTCGAGGTTGCCTCCTTAGCACCGGTTGCACCTGCCACACGGGGCGCCGCTGCACCTGTGGGTCCGGCAGCAGGGTTCCCCGTCGACCCTGCAGCACTTCCTACACCGCTTGCAGCAGAGGGTGATACGCCGCTCATTTATAAAACGACGCGAAAATCTATTGGTATTCATTTCACAACCAATAATAAAATGACAACTGAGATCGTCACTGTACCCGACGTGATTGTGGATACTTCGAGTCTGTTTTCGAGTTTCGACCCGAAAAACCCGGTACCGACCATTCTTGCAGTCTATGCGCACTTCCAGACTCTTCCGGGAATGACCGAGAAGGACCGTGTAACCCTGCTGCAGGGTGTGCTGTCCCACCTTGTGGATACGTCTACGCTCGGAGACGATGAGAAGGTGCAGGCAAAGACGCTGGTGTCTACGCTGGTGCCCCATATTGTAGATGCGGCGATGCAGGTTACATCTGGAAAGGTTCTGCTGAAGAAAATTGAGGATGCTGCGCCGAAGGTGCTCGAACTTGTTGCCGAAGTTGTGCCGTCCAAGTGGTGTGTTTCTTTTACAAAGAATAAGTAATGTCTACTGTAGGACTTCGCGGAAATATTGGACCCGTTGGTCCCGCAGGTGAAATTGGTCCGGCAGGACCGACTGGAAATACTGGACCGATCGGACCTGTGGGAGGAATTGGAGATAGAGGATTTACGGGTATAACTGGACCTACGGGCGGAACAGGTCCTACAGGCGTCACCGGACCGATTGGTACGGGACCGACTGGACCCACCGGACCGACGGGTACGACAGGTCGTACAGGACCCACTGGACCCACAGGACCCACGGGCGCAGGAGGAACTGGACCGACTGGACCCACGGGACCAACAGGCGTAACTGGACCTGTGGGCACGGGACCGACTGGACCCACCGGACCTACAGGCAGAACAGGTCCTACGGGCGCAACGGGTCCTGTGGGCACCGGACCTACAGGTGTCACTGGACCCACTGGATCTACTGGTCCAACGGGCGCAACGGGACCTACAGGGATCACAGGACCGACCGGACCTACAGGACCTACGGGCACGACAGGCGCAACAGGACCGACAGGTTTGACGGGACCGACTGCACCCACTGGACCTACAGGAACTACGGGACCGACAGGTGCAACGGGACCTACAGGACCTACAGGTTCGACAGGACCCACAGGACCTACGGGCACGACAGGCGCAACAGGACCGACAGGCGTCACGGGACCGACTGGACCGACGGGTGCTACGGGACCGATTGGTACTGGACCTACAGGTGTTACAGGACCGACAGGTTTGACGGGACCCACGGGTTCAACTGGACCTTTGGGCACTGGACCCACGGGTGTTACAGGACCTATAGGTTTGACGGGACCCACTGGACCTACAGGTGCCACAGGACCGATTGGTACAGGACCTACAGGCGTCACGGGACCCACTGGACCTACGGGTACAACGGGTAGAACTGGACCCACGGGTCCAACTGGACCTACAGGTTTGACGGGACCGACAGGTGTCACCGGACCGATTGGTACGGGACCTACGGGACCAACGGGACCCATCGGGTCGACGGGACCGACTGGACCCACAGGCGCAACAGGTGCAACTGGGCCTACGGGCGTAGGATCCACAGGTGCAACTGGACCTACAGGTGTCACAGGACCGATTGGTACGGGACCTACAGGACCCACGGGATCTACAGGGTCGACGGGACCTACGGGACCCACAGGTGCAACTGGACCCACAGGTCCTACAGGTACAACTGGACCCACGGGTGCTACAGGACCAATTGGTACAGGACCTACAGGACCGACAGGATCTACGGGTACAACTGGACCCACGGGACCGACAGGTGCGACTGGACCAATTGGTACAGGACCTACAGGACCGACAGGATCTACGGGACCGACAGGCGCAGGTGCAACGGGAACAACTGGACCGACTGGACCGACAGGACCTACAGGACCGACAGGATCTACGGGACCGACAGGCGCAGGTGCAACCGGAACAACTGGACCGACTGGACCGACAGGTGTTGGCATGACAGGTACAACTGGACCGACTGGACCAACAGGACCTACAGGCGCAACAGGTACAACTGGACCGACTGGACCCATGGGACCCTTGTATGTACTACCGACTACTCTCGTAAGTGTTCAGCAAATCGGAACACCGTCGGGCACTACATTCATTGGAAATGGAGGAGATGGAGGCGAGTATAGTGCATATTTTTACTCGCCAATCTCTTCATCTTCTGCGTACATTTATGGGCAGTGGGCGTCGGGTGGTGGTGGATTCGGATTTGGGAATTCTGTTCCCTATTCCGGACAGTATGTCCAATACGGATGGATGATTCTATCAAGTCAAGTCTATTACACGATCGGTGGTGTTACAACCAATACTGGAGGATATTCTTCGGCAGATACATACGGAGTGACATATGATGGGTCTGTAGTCCGCTATTACAAGAACGGGGTGCTCATTGCATCCGCATCTGCAAGTCTCGCACCATTGTATGTCCACGGTGTCTTCAGATTGATTGGTCATTCGCTTACGAACGCTGTATGGGGGGTTGGGTCTGTGGGACCCACTGGATCGACGGGACCGACTGGACCTACAGGAACAACGGGTGCAACAGGACCCACCGGACCTACAGGTGCAGGTGCAACGGGTCCAACTGGACCTACGGGAACAACGGGACCGACTGGACCGACTGGAAATGTGGGACCCTTGTATGTGCTACCGACTACTCTAGTGAATACCCAGCAAATCGCAACACCGTCGGGCACTACGTTCATTGGAGGGGGTTCAGGTTTTTCCGCATCTTTTTACTCGATTATGCCCTCATCTGCTGCCTTCATCTATGCTAGTCCTGCGACGACCAACACAGCTGCCGGATTCGGATTTAATTTTGGTGTTCCCGTCTCAGGAGAGTATGTCAAGTATGGATGGATGTTCCTTGCGGGTAGTGTGGCGTATACGAACGGTACCGGAATACCCGTCTCTATCCCCGGCGGATATCTTTCAACGCAAACGTATGCAGTAACGTATGACGGGTCCGTGGTTTACTATTACAAGAATGGAGCGCTCATTGCATCTGTGTCTGCAAGTCTCACGCCGTTGTATGCCGTAGGTGTATTCAATTCGAACGGCCAGACGCTTACGAACGTTGTGTGGGGTGTAAGTTCTGCAGGTTCCACCGGACCTACAGGTAGAACTGGACCGACCGGACCGACAGGCGCGGGTGCAACGGGTACGACCGGACCGACTGGACCTACAGGTGTAACTGGACCGACAGGCGCAGGTGCAACAGGTACAACTGGACCTACGGGACCGACAGGCGCGGGTGCAACGGGTACGACTGGACCGACTGGACCTGCCGGTGCCGCAGGTGCCGCAGGTGCCGCGGGTGCCGCGGGTGCCGCAGGTGCCGCTGGACCTGGATTCACGACAATTTCGGGATCGACCACCACGACGAGTGTACTGACTGCAAATGGATCGAACGCTGCGATTGGACAGTCTGCACTGCAGTTTGATGGGTCCTGTATATACACCCCATCCGCAAACGTTAACGGGTTCTCTCTTCCGACAGTCTGGACAGCGTTCGGCGGCAGCAACCGCAATTGGTGTGGGATTGCATCATCTGCAGATGGAACGAGACTTGCTGCAATTGCGCTCGGCCTAAGCAATATCTATATAGGCACGCCTTCCGGAAATACTTTCAGTTTCTCAGGGCGAGCCGTCACTGGAGTGACTGGTTGGTCTAGTATTGCATCGTCTGCAGATGGGTTGAAAGTTGCTGTAACTGTGAACGGCGGATACATCTATATGAATTCGAATTCCGTAAATAATGCTTGGACATCGAACACCCAATATGTAAAGAATTGGATTGATATTACATCGTCTGCAGATGGGACGAAGCTTGCCGTAACCGCTCTTAACGGGTACATCTATACAAGTTCAAATTCCGGAGTTAACTTTACAGAGCGCATCACCTCGGGTATTCGCGATTGGAATAGTATTGCATCGTCTTCAAATGGGTCGAACCTTGCTGCAACTGTGAACGGCGGATACATCTATACAAGTTCAAATTTCGGAGACACTTGGTCAGAGCGCATCGCCGCAGGTTCTCGTGCGTGGCGTGGTATTGCATCGTCTGCAGATGGAACCAAACTTGCTGCAGTTGTTGCTACCGGATTCATCTATACAAGTTCAAATTCCGGGAGTACATGGGATCCGCGCGCGACTGACTCCAATCGCAATTGGAGTAATATTACATCGTCTACAGATGGAACGAAACTTGCCGCAGTTGTTAACAGCGGGTACATCTATATAAGTCAAGATTCTGGGGTAACATGGATACAGCAGACCGACACACAAACTCGCCTTTGGACTGATATTACATCGTCTGCAGATGGAACCAAACTTGCTGCAACTGTGGGCGGCGGAACTGTCTACACTACATCATATACTGTGATAGGAAATGGTGGGTTAACTATGACTGGAAACATCTATGCAGGCGGGTCGATCGCTGCAGGCGGGTCGATGACCGCAGGCGGGTCGATCACTGCCGGTGGCGATATCACTGCATTTTCGGATATGCGGTTAAAGACGAACATTGAGACGATTGACAGTGCGCTCGGAAAGATTTCGATGTTGCGCGGCGTCTACTACGACAGAGTTGATACGTCGGGTCGCAGAGTCGGATTGATTGCTCAAGAAGTCGAAGAGTTCGTACCTGAAGTTGTGCAAACCGGAACGGATCGCGATCAAACAAAGAGCATTGCGTATGGAAATTTGGTCGGTCTCTTGATTGAAGGTATTAAGGTATTGGACAAGCGCTGTTCTGATCTTGAAAAAAGATTGGAGGACAAGTAAATGGCAGTCCCAACAACAAACATTAGCATGACGAATTTGAATACAGTCTTTGCAAAGGGATTTTCGCTGTCACTATACTACGGAACCACATTCAGTTCAGGATCTGCGCCGTCATCCGGTCCAATCAGTTACAGCATGTTTTCAGGGAAGAGTGCTGCACCATCGGTCGTCATAACTGCATCGGTCTCGCCCACAATTGCAAGTGGTCGTACATTTTATACATTCACGGGCAATGGAACATTCACGATTGCGGGCGGAACGAAGAGTGTTGAAATCATGGCAATTGGCGGAGGTGGTGGTGGTGGAGTTATCTCGGGCGGCGGTGGTGGTGCGGGCAATATGATTGTGGCGACAGGTACGCTGACTGCAGCGACCTATTCAATCGTCGTAGGAAATGGTGGTGTGGGTGGAGTTAACAACAATGCCAATGAGAGTCCCAGTACCACGGGCGGAAACGGAGGTTCAAGCACATTTACTTCAAGCACATTGGGTTTAATCCTGACTGCACTCGGTGGTGGAGGTGGTGGAACACACAATAGCGGAAGCGTCAGCGGCGGCGGCGGGCAAAATGGCGGGTGCGGTGGCGGCGGCACAAATGATGGCAATTCCGCGGGAGGAAGTGCCTACATCGTCGGCGGTACAGGCGTGGTCGGTACGGTCTCTTCACCGCTGACTGCAACTTCAAACCTGGCAACCAATGGAGGTATGGGATGGGATGAACTGGGTGTAGGAGGAGCAGGTGGTGGTGGCACGAGTGGGGCGGGCGTTAGTCAGACTGCCGCTGTAACGGCGGGGAAGAACGGAGGTCCAGGAACTCTGTATTATGGAAGTTACTACGGCGGTGGTGGCGGCGGAGCACAGTCAGACGCAGATTACAATGGACCACCGTATACCGGAGGTGCAGGTGGCATCGGAGGAGGCGGCACGGGTACGGGTAATGCTGATAGTTTATTTCTTGGAACACCGGGAGCTCCAAACACAGGTGGTGGCGGTGGCGGTGCCGGCACATTTGACACCTCGGATGATGTAGGATTTCCCGGTGGTACGGGTATTGTGATTGTTTCGTATGCCAATTAATCCGTATAGAAGAACAAGATGTCTCTTTCAAAATATGTGCCCGGCGTGGGACTCGTATCCTGTGCACCTAGCATTCTCGAAGGACCACGCGGTCTTCCAGGAACGACAGGACCTACAGGAAACACTGGATCAACTGGACCCACCGGACCTACAGGTCGTGATGGATCTGTTCTCAACCCCGGACCCACAGGTCCAACTGGACCCACGGGACCTACAGGTGCAACGGGACCTGTTGGAACTGGACCTACAGGATCGACGGGACCCACAGGCGTAACTGGACGTACATGCACGGGTGCCACAGGTCCGCCAGGATCGGTTACGAATACAGGACCGACGGGACAAACTGGACCCACCGGACCCACTGGGAGTACAGGACCTACCGGATCGACTGGACCGACTGGACCGACAGGCGCAACAGGACCAACGGGAGATGCCAGTCAACTAACTGGACCGACAGGACCTACGGGAGCGACTGGAAATCGTGGGCAACAAGGTCCTCCAGGTGTCATGGGCGATCTTGGTCCAACTGGACCGACTGGATATACTGGACCCAATGGCGTAGTCGGTCCGACTGGACGAACGGGTACAACAGGTCCTACCGGATTTACTGGACGAACGGGCGGGACAGGTCCAACAGGCGTAACAGGTACGACCGGTCCATTTGGAACAGGACCGACGGGACCTACCGGACCAACTGGACCTACGGGACCCACTGGCACGACTGGACCCACGGGTCCGACTGGACCCACTGGACCCGTAGTGACTCTAGGATCCGTTGATCTCGTATTTCCGATTGGATCCTCTTCTATCTATACGGTTTCTGCAGATACCGGTATAGTTGCACCCGTGATGTGGATGTCGGGTATCGTGCCCGATGCGGCAAGTCTCGCGAATTTGTCAAACATGGTAAACAATGTTTCGTTGTATTCCTTCTCCTTTACACGGTCAATACCCACAGCATCGTGGTATGCAAATGTTACCCTGGCACAGCAACCCGAGCTGCCCTACACGTTAACGGTAAACTATTACTATCCGTCCTAAAGAGTAATGGATCCGTTCTCCTATAGCGGAACGAGTCAATCTCCTCGCCCCATTCCACCGAATGTATGGGTTGTAACAGGTCCAACGGGCAGTACTGGATACACGGGAACACTCGGTCCAATCGGAAAGATTGGATCTGTCGGACCGGATGGATCGTCTTATTACACGGGTACAACTGGACCTACGGGAACAACGGGAACTGCAGGTGCAATCGGTGCAACGTCATCGTTAACTGGACCCACAGGTCCTACGGGGTCTATCGGCACAACTGGACCACTTGGAGTCACAGGTCCAACTGGAGTCACTGGACCTACAGGATCCACTGGACCCACGGGTCCGACTGGACACACTGGACCGTACACTGGATTTACGGGTAGAACCGGACCTACGGGTACAACCGGTGCAACGGGACCCACAGGATCGACCGGACCGACAGGTGCAACTGGACCTACGGGAGCACGTGGGGCCGCTGGGTTTCCGGGACTTCCAGGGATTGCTGGAACTGTAAAAGGTATACCTGGATTCACCGGACCTACAGGAACAACCGGACCGACTGGAGGAACTGGAAACACTGGGCGCACGGGACCGGTTGGTCATCGTGGACCACTTGGACCCACTGGACCCACAGGACCTACAGGTCCGACTGGACCGACGGGTCCGTTCGGTAGACTAGATGGAACTGGACCCACGGGTCCGACAGGATCTACAGACGTAACAGGACCGACTGGATCCACAGGTGTAACCGGCGCAAACGGGGTCCCAATGTACAATGTGTATTCTGGAAACACATATAGAATTTCTGTTACGATACCGAGTTTTTCGCAGATGGGATTGTCTAAATATTACCAGGGGAGCGTTTCTTTTTCCGGAACGGTTGGTGGCAATTACTGGATTCAGTCTATTAGCAATGTCACATCGCCTCCCCGAGCAAATTCCATCGTCGCATTTTCAATCACTCTAGGTACATTTTCTGCAAATGTTATACTGCGGACACCACTCACTATTGGCAGTGGGTCCTCCGTACTCACCCTCGTAACAATGCCGTATTTTACTGGCGTGTAAAGTGTCTTTCAACTAGTAATGGAGCAAGCATTAAAAGTTCAGCAGGAGTGGGGCAAGGCAGTTCAAGATTTAAAAGACAGTGAAAAGGTGTACGGATGTACTTCCTATGCAACCGAATCCCTTGCACGTGCAATCTTGTCCTTTGTACGCTACACCCGTGTCCGCCAACCTGTTCTTTTCAAACAACGACGTGGTGAAGAGTACGAGTACTTTGTAAGCGAACTGAAGAAGCAGTACGACCCTGACAGTGTTCTTCGTACTCTCGAGAATGACGCAGTGTGGACCACGACATTCACTCTTGCGCGCCGCCGATAAAAACGAATCATCTACACTTAAGGATAACAGAAGGTAAAATGGGTGATACTCTTGTCGGCGTTCAGTTTGGAATTGCGAACCCGGACGATATTCTGAAGAACAGTGTCGTCGAGGTGACCACAGACAAGACATACCAGTCGAGTCAAGCAGTTGCAAACGGTGTCTTTGACAGTCGGTTTGGTGTGATTGAGAATGGTAAAATCTGCCCCACGTGCAAGCAATCGAATCAGCACTGTCCTGGGCATTTTGGACACATTCGCTTGGCACGTCCCGTGTATCTGTATCAGTTCTTTGATGCAGCAGAAAAGTTGGCAAATGTAATTTGCTTGACATGCTCGAAACTCCTTGTGCCCGATGCTGCGCTTGAGTCTGTCACGTCAACTGGAATGGCGCGCTTCAAGGATGTGCGGGACCTCATGCCTGCAGGACCCAAGAGACCCCAGGCATGCGAGCACTGCAAGAGTCCCACCTTCAAGAAGATTGCCAAGGTGGTCGGTCGTGCCGCGACACTTGAGGGACAGGCGTGGGACCGTCAAGGTGTTCCGCCCGAGGCACCTCTTCCCCTGCAGATTGAGTTGGTTCTTCGTGCATTTCGCCGAATCACCGACCAGGACTGTTCCCGCCTTGGATTCAATCCCAAGTACGCTCGTCCGGAGTGGATGATCTGCACTGTCCTTGCCGTTCCACCGCTGACTGTTCGCCCGTCTGTTGTGATGGACGACAATCAGCGAATGGAAGATGACTTGACGCACAAGTTGATTGACATTCTTCGCAACAACCAACGACTCCGCGATCGCATTGACAAGGGTGATTCGATCGAAATGATTGACAAGTGCACTGCCGTTCTCCAGTACGATGTGGCGACCTACGTGGACAATGACATCAAGGGAATGGCACCTGCTGCCCAGCGGTCCGGTCGTCCTTTGCGTACACTCAAGTCTCGCTTCGGTGCCAAGACCGGTCGTGTGCGCGGAAACTTGATGGGAAAGCGTGTAGATTACAGTGCTCGATCCGTCATCACACCGGATGCAAACATTGATTTGGATGAACTCGGTGTCCCGCAAGAAATTGCCATCAACCTTACATTCCCTGAAATCGTCTCCATCTACAATCGCGATCGCCTCATTGCTGCAGTTGCAAATGGACCCGACAAGCACCCAGGAGCAAAGACAGTGTATCTCAAGGAGGACAACCGTACAGTCAGTCTTCGGTATGTGGCATCGGACACGATTAATCTTCGTGAGGGCGACATTGTCCACAGACACTTGATCGATGGAGACATTGTGCTTTTCAATCGTCAACCGTCCCTGCACAAGGCGTCCATGATGGCACACCGTGTCATTGTTCTGCCTTACTCGACCTTTCGACTGAACGTATCTGCAACTCGCCCGTACAATGCAGATTTTGACGGAGACGAGATGAACATGCACGTTCCCCAGTCAATTGCTGCGGCAACGGAATTGCGCTACCTGGCATCTGTGTTGCGCAACATTATCAGTCCCCGCACGAATTCGCCCATTATTCAATTGTTTCAGGACACCATGACCGGCATCTACCGCATGTCTCATCCATCTGTCGAGATCCCCGAACTTCTGGCACTGAACATGCTCTCGAAAATCAAGCGCCCGGCACTGCGTAAGAATCGCGCATGGACAGGCGCCGAAGTGATCTCGTATGCATTTCCTCTCATGAACTTCAAGGGTGGCATCACGCTTGAGAATGGATCCCTGACAAACGGAATCATCAACAAGGCGTCTCTTGGATCTGCGAGCAAGGGTCTTATTCACGTTGTCTACAATGCCTTTGGTCCGGAGCGCACCGGACAACTCATCAATGATATTCAATCCATCGTCACTCAGTTCAATTTGTACAAGGGATTCTCAGTGGGCGCATCGGACCTCATTGCCAATGCAGAGACGAATGCATTTGTAAACACCAAGATTGACGCTGCACGAAAGAAGGTTGCCGATCTCTTGTCGGATGTTCACTCTGGAAACTTTGAGAATATCTCGAGCATGTCAGACGGCGACGATCTCGAGGACAAGATCTCCAGTGCGTTAAAGGAGGTTGCTGCGCAGATTAACGAGCAAGTCTTGAAGTCGCTTTCGTCGGAGAATCGCATCGTCCAGATGGTCAAGTCAGGGTCCAAGGGCAGTGAGCAGAACATTACGCAGATGGTGGCGCTTCTCGGACAGCAGTTGATTGAGGGTCGTCGTGTCCAATATACTCTTCAAGATCGTACACTGCCTCACTTTGCATGTTATGACGACGGCATTGAGTCTCGTGGATTCGTACAGAACTCCTTTGTCTCTGGACTCCAACCTGCAGAGTTCTTCTACCACGCCCAGGCAGGACGTGAGGGACTGATCGACACTGCCGTCAAGACATCCGACACGGGATATATTCAGCGTCGTCTCATGAAGATTATGGAGGATCAGCACGTCGATTACAGTGGAAGTGTTCGCAACGTCACGGATTCCATTATCCAATTCACGTATGGCGAAGACGGTGTGGACACAGTGTGCATCGAGTCGCAATCGTGCGATCTCGGGTTAATGACGATGGAGGCAGTGTATCGCACATTCGCGCTCAGTCCGACAGATGTGAACCCATTCTTGAAGGAGGCAGTGACCGAGTGTCCGGACATGGTGGATGAGATCTTGCACGATCGCGACCTCCTCGTGCAGAATGTGTTTCGGTACCGCAAGATGGACACGCTGCAAGCACCTGTAAACATTCGTCGTCTCATCGAGTCCTATGCCAATGCCTATGCCACCAAGACAGACCTGACACCGCAGCACGTGGTTGAGGGCATCAACGGATTCGTGACTCGTCATCCGAAGAACCTTGTCTTCCATGCGCTTCTCCGGTTCAACCTTGCACCGAAAATGTCAATTCTCATCCACCGCTTCACCGAGGAGTTGTTTGATGAACTCATGCGAGACATTGAGTTTCGATATGTCAAGGCACTCTGCCATGCGGGCGAGATGGTCGGACCGCTGGCGGCACAGTCCATCGGCGAACCCACGACGCAGCTTACGCTCAATACGTTTCACAGTGCCGGCACGGTCAAGGCGAATGCGACCTCCGGTGTGCCGCGCATCGAAGAGTTGTTGTCTGCATCTCAGAATCCCAAGCGTCCCGGAAACACTGCATACCTTTCAGGCACTGCCTCGCAGAACGACGCAATTGAGTTAAAGAAGAAGGTTCAGCGTACAACTGTGCGGGACATTACGCGCTCATTCCGGATCTACTATGATCCGTACCCGCTGTCTGCCTCGACAAGTATAGATGAGGATCGTGAACTGCTCGAGACGTACGAGCGGTTTCGTGAGGGAGACGAGTGCACCTCTCCGTGGATCGTGCGCATCGAGTTGAACGAGGCAGAGATGGTGAGTCGGACAATTATGGACATTACAGAGATTGCTGCAAAACTTCACGCAAACAGTGGACTCAAAATGGTCAAGTGTATCTCGGGAACTGCAGGTGGAAAACTGGTTCTGCGTCTATCGTTTGACAGAACCACCCTCAAGAACCCTACGCAACTCCGGTTTCTGGAAGAGAAGATTCTCGATACAGTCTTGACTGGAATCGACAATATTGGACGCGTCCACATTCGTACCGTCAAGAGCGAACTCACCTACGACTCGGTCATTGCAGGGTATGTGTGCAAGGAGCAGTATGTTCTTGATCTCGAGGGCACAAATCTGCACGATCTCATGGTGTTTCCGGGTATCGACGGTACACGTGTTCTGTCCAACGACATTCACGAAATCAACAAGGTCTTTGGCATTGAGGCAGCGAGACTTGCACTCTACGAAGAAATCAACGAGGTCTTTGCCACAGAAAAGGTGAACTACCATCACCTGAGTGTACTTGTCGACAGCATGACGGTGAGTGGGCGCATCGTACCCGTCAATCGCTTTGGAATGAACAAGAACGAGACCGGTGTCCTTGCCAAGTCAAGTTTCGAAGAAACGTCGCGTATCATGTTCAATGCGGCACTTGGCGCCGAGTTTGATCCGATGAGGGGTGTCTCTGCAAACATCATGTTTGGACAGAAACCGCCATGCGGAACTGGATTTGTAGATATCTTGGTGGACGAGACGAATCTGCCAGAGGGACCGGATTCACTTGAAGATGAGGGTGGAGTCTTGGCAGAGGTCAACCGCGAACTCGGCGGTGCGCCCGACTCCGAGTGCCGGATCGAGGATATCTTGATGCCTTGGTGAGTCTGCGGGTACGCCTGCGTCGCCGACCGCCATACATTGGATCCAACATATCCACAGGAACTACATAAAAACTGTCACGGTTGTCGGGGGTTGCCATGTAAAGTTCGTCACCTGGACCCACGCTAATAACTGCAATGAGCAAAGCATCATATGTGGTTCCAGCGCGATGGACTCGTCTATATATAAGGAGTTGTGGAATTGCGGTGCCCGAACCCTCCAAGTACAACTTATAGTCCGACGGCCACGTTCCCGCATCCCTCGGGGATCCTACAGCAGGTAAAGGGGATGTGGGTGCAAGATATGCAGGTATTCCAGCTTTACGTGTAAGGATGTCCAAGAGTGTGCGCATATTTATCCTAGGAGCGGCGGGTTGGTAGGATTCACGGGAAAACTCTATACTTCTGATCAACTCTTTCACTTTATCTGGCATACTGCCTTGTAAAAACGGAGACTCCTTCACTTTACCTTTTTCCCTTAAGAGGAGGTCGGCACCCGGATCACGTGCCTTGGCAAGACGCTCGATGCTGTGTGGATCGACCATTGCGTTTCCCAACGCGTCCCTACGGTAACGGGCGCGATCCTGACGATCCATTCGTGCTGCAGGTCCAGGTGCACCCGGATACTCGGCACGCGGAAATGGATGTTCCGGAGACCCCCCTGCCGCACCCGCTGCTGGTAGCGGACCCGCACCTGGTCCTGCACCTGCTGCTGCTGGTCCTGCTAAATACGCTGCTGCTGCAGGCCCCTGACCTTGACCGGGCGGTGATGGACTCAAATTTAAGGAATCGTCCAATCCTGCCATTACTTCTCTCTACGAATTAAACTTCAGGTCCGCCCTTCAAGAACGGTGCAATCATAAAAAAGAGTGCAAGACACGCACCTATACCAAATCCAAGAACGCACGCATCCAATGGACTGGGGTCAGCATCAAACGCTTCATACAGATCGGCGAGCGATGACATTTCTTTCTTTTTACTCCTCGTCTGTAAACAATGGCAGCGGTGAACCTGACGCACCCAGAACTTGCTGAACTCAGCAACCCGGTGTTGCCGGCAGCATCGGAAGATGCACTCAAATCAATGCGAACGGACCTCTGTTCTGTATCTGGATCTTTTTCCCTGCAAAGTCACCAAAAGTTCTTACGGAGAGTCTTTTCTCCCGATTCTCCGTGTCGGAGTTTATTGATGGTCCACGGGACCGGTGTTGGCAAATCGTGTTCCGCAATTCAAATTGCAGAAGAGTACATTCTGCGTCCCGAGTACCAAGACAAGAAAGTATTGGTTGTCTCCAACCCCGCAGTCCAGGCGAATTTTTACACGGAGATTTTTGACATGAGTCGTGTAAAGATAGACGAAAAGAGCGGACTCTTTACGTCGTCGCAGTGTACCGGCCGCAGGTACCTCGATACCTTGCTGCGTGCAGAATCGGAACCGTCTCATTGGAAAGACCCGGTAGTGCGTGACCGTCTTGGAAAAATGGCAGACAAGTTGATTGACGAATTTTATGATTTTAGTGGGTACATTACATTCGGTGAACTCCTCAATAAAAACGCAGACAATGACGAATGGATCAGCAGAACCTTTGATAATCGGTTGCTTCTCATTGACGAGGCACACAATGTGCGCAGAGGCGTAGGTGCAGTGGGTCAAAAGGGAAAGACAATTAGTACCGGTCTTGAAGTCCTCGTAAAAAAGGCAAAGGGTCTTGTTCTCGTCATGATGACGGCAACGCCCATGTTTGACACGTTTGAAGAAATCGTGTACTACATGAACCTTTTTGGATGGAACGACAAGACACTGGATCCGAATACGGAAATTCTTGTCTCCGATATCTTTGAATCCGATGGAACTGTAAAGGTTGCATCCGAAGCGCGGTTTCGCACATGGGTACAGACCTATGTATCGTATGTAAAGGGTGAAAATCCATTCACATTTCCGTTTCGGTTGCCTGCGCCCGTACTCGCACCGGATGATCGCACCCTCGATTTTCTTGGACGCAATCTTTCGGATGCAGATCGGTTGAAGTTTCTAAAATTGGTTTCAAGTGTTCCGCAGGGGGAACAACTCAAGATCCTGAACGGGTCACGACTCGACGATGCAGCGCAAGAAGAAGCATCCCGCCAGGCACTTATCTCGCCTACTTTGTCTGTTCTTCCGGGGAACAAGGCATTTTCCGAATTGTTTTCAAAGGTCGGTGAGCAATATGCATACATTGGCGAACCCTTTTTAACCCCTGAAAAGTTGCCAGGCATTTCTGCAAAATTCGTATCGGTCATTGAATGCATTTCGAGATCCAAAGGCATTGTCATGGTCTACTCCAACTTTGTCGAACGAGGCGCTCGACTCTTTGCAATGGCGTTAGAAGAACATGGGTACAAACCTGCACGCGACGGAGAGTTCTTGCTTGCAGGTGAACGTCCGAAAGGACCGTCCAAAGGTGCGTACATGATCCTGTCAAGCGAAGTGTCGTCCACCGATACCGAAGCACTCTTGACCCTCGTGCGTGGTCCAGACAATGCAAATGGTGAAAAGGTGCGTGTGATCATTACGACACCGCGAGTATCTGAAGGCGTCAACTTCAAGTACGTTCGCCAAATCCATATTCTCGATCCGTGGTGGAACATGTCGAGAATCGAACAAGTAATTGGGCGGGCATTGCGCACCTGCAGTCATTCTCTTCTTGATTTCAGTGAGCAAAACTGTACTGTGTATCTCCACACTGTCCGGACACCGGATCGACGTGAATGTTTTGACGAATACACGTATCGCACAAAAGTCGAAGCAAAGGCAATCAAGATTGCGCGTGTCCGTGCCCTTCTCGCCGAATCTGCAATGGACTGTCCTTTACAAGCAGGTCTGAACTCCCTGCCTGAACCATGGAAAATGCTGGACATTCATCAGGTCCGATCTGAAAATGGTGAAGAGGTTGCCTATAAATTGAGCGGGATGTTGGCACCGACCTTTGCCCCTGAACTTGCCATTTTACAGTGTCGTGTCCAACCAAGTGTCGCAGATCCCGAGCACGTACGTCCGCTGTCCACATACCTTGATACGCGAGATGAACTCTTGAACATTCTTGCAAAGATGTTTGCGGACAAACCCATTTGGACCCGCGAAGAATTGTTCACGAAATTGAAATATCCCAAGGATGTCATTGTCTACACGATTCAAAATGCCATACGAAATGCCTTCCGATTTAAAGATGCATTCGGACGTTCGAGCGTACTCGAATCGAGAGGAGATGTATATGCCCTTGGAAAAGGCACGCTTGTTGAACGCACAACAGAACCACCGACCCGCAAGGATCTCAAAATCCCCTTTATCGAACAACAGGAGTCGCCGCTTGAGACGGTGCCGGACATAGACGCAATCCGAACTGCATACAAGGACTTTCCACCCTCTGCATCTCAATTTTCACCCGCCGTCCTGAATGGATATATTTTTGATAACGTCTTCACACCTCAAGAACAACTTGCCTACCTCTTGACGGACAAGGACCTTC